AAAAAGCATGGAACGACATTAAAGACCGCAAGGGCATCATGCGCAACGGTACTTTCATCAAGCAAGCTGATCTGGACAAGGAGGCACAGAATGTATCAGCAAATTCCGGAAGCCCTGTTTGAGCTGAACCGCGAACTGGCTAATCATCCTGATATTCAGAAAGCTGCTGACCTTACTCCGCAAAGTCCTATGATGGATATGCTAGTACGAGTATCAGCTATTTTGGGATATAGCGCAGAGGGGCACTACACGATGGAATACGTATGCGACGAGCTACGAAAAATTCTCATAGCCCGCCGCTTAGGTTTACGTATTGCTACTCACTTACCTACTGCATCTGAGGAACCTCACTAGATTGCATTTGAGGAACCTCCTCTGGCTCACTGTATAACGAAGCTCCGCCAAGTTCTTGTTGCAGATACGTTGCAAAGGGACTGCGGAGCTTTTCCTTTATGTCCGCAAAAACACTTTGGTCTGCTCGCATCATCTGCGAGCTCATCCAGCTACCAAAGTTTTCCATATTCCCGCCTGCATTTTTGTAAGCTCCCATGAAGTCCTCCAAATCTTCTTGGCTTACTGTCTTGCCGTCCTGCACAGCAGTCTTAAATGCTGTTCCTAATTCTTCCAGTTTCGCACGATCTTGAGCTTGATACGCTTGCTGGCGATACAGCCAATCTTTGGACATACTTACTGCCAAAGGTTGACCGCCTACAAGTCTGGTAAAGTTTGCCACAGATACAAAGTCACCAGTATCTGCGATCAAGCCGCCAGAGTTAGTAGTAACGCGCCCGTTAATTGCCTGTGCTAAGCCAGCAAGTGGGCGGTTAATTGCATTATGCTCAAGACCTAGCAGCAAGCTATTAGTAACGTCGCCGCCCTTGGCAATATTCGCCGCAGTGTTAGCAATGTTACCAAAGAACCGCGCAGTAATACTTACCGCTGGGATATTAGCAAAGTCCGTAGGAATCAGGAACGGATTACGCGGATTCAAATCGCCACGGTTGTACATGTTACTGGCAAGACCAGGATGGACTACGCTAAGAGCATTACTGCCCAAACCGTACATCACCCATTTAAATGCCTCATCATTAACAGTACCTTGCACCGTGTCGTACAAATCTACGTTCTCCTCATTGCCTGCCATGTTAGCAACCTTGGCATTAATGTAATTAAAGCCTGGCAAACCTTGCATACCGTACATGGAACCTTGCGCAAGCATGGCAGTAATTGCAGCCTTCTTGTCACCTGAGCCGACGTACTTAAACATCTGCTGGATAAGGTTCATTTGATAAGTAAGGAACAAAGTAGTAGCTTGACCCAGCGCGCCCTGTGTAATGCTAGCACGTTGGGAAGCAAGATAGTTACCATTGACCTTATTCACCATGGAATGCACGATCACATCAGCTTGCTTTTGCGAAAGCTTCCCTGCAAGTACAAGTGGCTCCGTAAGAGTAGTGCCGATGTGCGCTGCCATGAACCGTGTAAAATCTTCAGCCATGGTATTGCCGGTAAACTTACGAGCCTGCTCAAAAACTTTCTCAACCTTGCTGTTCAGTTGTGCATAAGTTTCGCTCCCTTGAATACTAGCATCATACATCATTTGGCGGAAACGTTGCAGCTCATCGCCGATAAAGCCCTTGCTGCGGTACGCAGACATAAGCTTAGTTTCCATAGTACCGTTAACAAGCTTACCGTCACGGAAGAAATCCGTAATAGCATTGGCCATCAACTTAACAGGGCTTTCCATCCATGCATCAGTGCCAGGAGCTTTTACTTTCGTAGCAGCTTGTAGCATTTTAGAAAGTTCAGGATCGCCTTTAACCAAGTTCTGAAGATACTTAATCTCCGAACTCATCAGTACGGTACTGCCAATTACGTTGTTAATGCCGTTGAAGAAATCCATACCAAGCGTGACGCCGGAAATAGTACTATTCAGCTTACCTACAATTTTGCTAAGCACCCCCTTGTCAATGGTCATATCATTCAAAGCAATCATGGCAGCATCTTTGTACGGAGTGCCAAGACCTTTGTGCGACATGTAGTCATTGAATTCTTGGATAGCCTTATCATCATGGGGGCTGCGAATCTTTTTCCAGTTAGCCCGTACACCGTTCCATACACCATCGAAACGATCTTCAATCCAGCGAGAAGCCGTTTGAATTGGGAACTCGGATTTACGGCTGACGTTCAGCATTGTCTTTACGTAATCCAAGTACGGGTTTTGCTCAGCTGTCTTACCGATAAGCTTGCTAGTAATGCCGCCGAACACGGAAGTTTCAGCAGCACCCAAGTTACGGCCCATCATTTCCAGCGTCTTGATTTGCTGCTCGTACTTAGTTGCAACACCTTCGCGAACTAGCTGCTCTGCCTTATCTCCGTGCCAAGCTACAACATCATCCAGCAAACGAGTACTTTCCAGCGGTGGGGCATTGTAATACAGGATACCTTTTCGCTTCAAACTGCTATCTACGTTGCGTTCAACAATCCCCATATCCCAGCGATAGTCTGCCAGCGCCTGTTTGTGCAAATCTTCTTGCTGTTTCTTGCGAATTACTTGGAACTCGCGGGAATCAACACGGGCGATTTGCTCCTCCAACTCTTGCGGAGTGCGCCCAAAGATTACACCGACATGACCGCTGCCGCCAATTTTAGGATCGCGAACAAAAGCATAATACGGAGTATTGTCCAGATTATATGGAGCAGGGTAATACGTGCCAGAATGATTTGCAATGGGCACCCCTTTGTGTGCCATAAGTCTTTGGACTTTGACAAGTCTGGCGTCATTTTGGGCAATGTGCTCATTTACAAACCTCGCTACTTTCGGACTCATCGGGATAAACATTGGCAGATCTTTTGGCAATTCCCGGATGTTAATGTTATAAGCATCCAGACCTGCGTTGTCAGCTGTAAGCCAAGCACGTTTAGTATCAGTGGCATTATGCTCCATCCAATGCTGGCGCATCAGAGTTTCAATCCCTTCCTTGTTACCGCTAGCGTCAAGTTGCTCACGGATAGCACGGGGAATCAGAAACTGCCGCGGTCCTGCACCCGCAGTATCTAGCGGGCCTGGTTGAATAGAATACAGCTCGAACTTCTCAGTGAACTTACGCATCGTTGTATCGAGTACGTTAAATTCCATGAGAGCTTTAGGGTCTTGTGCAACTGCAAGCTTAGTTGCTTGGAAAGTAGTAAGCGTGTCAGTTTTTGCCTTCAAGCCGAGTTCAGCTGTAATCTGACCAATACGCTCAGTTAGACTAGCAAGAGAAAAATACTCACCGCTAGCACTTGTAAACATGCCACTACCAGCACCCAACTTATTAGCGCTTCCCAGCAACTCCTGCGCAAATTCAGGCAGCAAATCAGTGAGTCTAGGCTCGATAAGATCGGCAATAGAATCAGCTTCTTGCTGCAACAAGCCAGACATTTGACCAAAGTACGCATCGCCGTGCATACCACCTTCGATAAATTCCGAAAGAGCTTTAGCATCGTACTCTACCATATAGTGACTAGGGGCTGCCCATTCGTTAAGAACAAGTGTGTTATCCCCTTGGAAAAAAGCATGCTGCATTGCACGAGTGTTTTTCTCTAGTTCCATGCGCATAGTGTTATCCATGCCAGCGCTGCCAATCTTACCAACGACGCCCATAGGATTCAGGACAAAGCCCTTGCTTACATTAAGCCGCTGGGCAATTTCACTTACTGTAAGGCCGCTGGAGGAAAGCTCATGTACACCTTCCATTTTCATGAAAGTAATGTAATCGGAAAGTTCTTCCCGCACACGGAAGTCCTTGACAACATTGTTACCAAGATCGACCTTAAGGCCAGTGGTTTCCGTAACATACTTGTCCCAGAACTTCTCAATACGTTCCAGCATTGGAAGATCGCCATCGCCTACGAGAATAGTTCGAGATTCTCCAGTAGAAAACGCAACGTCAGAAGCTTCGAATTTCTTGTTAAGCGCCCACATGTAACGGGCTTCAACTTCCATGCGAGGATTAGCGGTATCCACTACGTTTTTAAACAACGGGATGCGGTTATCACTTTTCTTGCCTGCAGTGCCTGGGCGATATTGGTACATATCGTATTGCTTATCGCCAACTTTCACGCAATCATCAGCGAACTTAATTTTCTGACCATCTTCCAGAGTGTCAGCCAAGCGCGGCAAAAACTCAGATTCCACAGTGTTGTCAACTGCATTGATAATGCTAACCTTGCTCGCCTTAGCATCAGCTATGGCTGCGGCACTGAGCATTGCAGAGTCGTCACCAACTTTGGTAGCTACGCGGGAAATTTTCTTCAAACCTACCAACGCATTGTCCAGAACTTCTGGAGAGCCTGCGCGCAGAATATCAGCAGCAAACCGGCGGCCTAGCATTACATCACCGCCAGCGAGTTTGATGCTAGATTCAGTAACAAGGTTAGTAAGGCTTTCCAGTTTCTCTTTGTGCAAACGCAGCGCACTTTGATACATACGCTCATCTTGAGCAAGGTTGCCAGTTTTCTGTAGAATCGGCTCAGGTGCGTTAAGGCGCTGCACTGCATATTCACGAATTTTGTAAAACTCTGGCGCACCTTCTTGTGGGACATTGATACGACGGAACGGGTCAAGTGCCTGATCTGCAGCAGCTACCCCTTTCTTAAGTTTCCACCAGCTAGAAGCCCCTTCAAATACAGTACCCAAAGTACCACCAAAAGCTGCACCAGTGAGCGCATTTTGTGTAAGCTCGCCAAGGCTCATATCTTTCAACAACGGCGAGTTAAACATTGTAGCTGCCACGCCTACTTCAAACGCAGCAGCTTGAGCAAACTGCTCACCAGCACCCGCAGCTAAGGATTTCCAGTAGTTTGCATTTGCTACCTTAAATACCTGTGCACTGGAGCCGGCTTCTTCAATAGCTTGAGCAAGGAACTTTTTCTGGAAAGCAGGAAGCAGGCCAGTAGCTTGTTCAGTACCTAAGCCCCAACGGCCTGCCTTAGATGCTAGCAAAGCTTTACTGCCAGCTTGGTAAGCCTTGATACCGCCGATACCTGGAATAAAACTTGTACCGATAAAACCTACAGCATCAATAGCTTGCTGGTTTTCTTGGTAATAGCGGCCAAGGTCAGTATCCATTTCGCTAAGCTTGTCGTAAATTTTAATTTCCTCAGCATCACCACCGAGAAAATTAGATACAGCTACGCCGGAGTTATACAAACCGGACAAGCCGGACACTGTAGCAGCAGTCGCAAACTTACCAGCGTTATCTACCGAAGTTCCCAGAGAATCAAACCACGACTCATCGCCAGAGGCCAAGTTGTGGGTATCGGCATTGATGAGGAGTTCGTTATTATTGCCAAAGATAGTCATGTGAGTTCTCCTTGTTTAGTTAAACAGGAATGGCGAGGTGCCCCCGAACATCGTTTCACGCTTGCGGCGCAGGAGGTAGTTCTTAACTTCTGCTGGCTTGGTAACATCAAGAGACATATCGCCATTGGCCAGCGGGGCTTTGATTTCATACGTACGCATCGCAGAAGCTACACGTGGAGTGTTATCAAAACCAAAGCGCGCACCATCTACTTGGCTATTACGCAAAGTAGTAGCGCCTGCGAAGTAAGTACTTACTTGAGTAGCAATCTGCTCTGGTTTAAATCCTTTAGCTTCTAGGGCTGTAACCAAAGTTTGTACCACGGTACGATCATCAGCCTGGGCTTTAGATTGTGCCAGCGGTGCGAGAGCTTTTACAGTCTCAGGATGCACACGGAACTTCTCGGCAAAGGCGTTATTACTTCCGTACACTTGGAAAATTTCCGAGGTAGTAGGGATATTCAAACCCATCGCAGCGCGTTCAGCTGGCTTGGAAAAAATATTAGCTACGGATTCGTTAATCTTTTGAGAGAGCATTTGTTCTTGCTCTTTCTTATCCTTAGTTTTAGCAAGCTCTGCCGGACTAAGTTGAGCACCGCGAGCGGCAGTAACCACAACTTGAGCAGCTTTTGTTGCGGGGGCGCCGAGGTTGCTTCCAATAAGAAAGCCTTTAGTTTTAGGATTCTGCATCAGCTGGTAAGCATCGCCAGGGCTATTACCCATGGAACCATTCAGGCCGAAAGCTACCAGACGTTCTGCCAAATCTGGCGAAGCTTTCTGGAATGCTTTGAATGCTTCCAGAGTACTGAATGCTTGGTTACCAGTCATCTTCGCACCTTGGTTTGCAAGAACGAGAATTTGCTGATCTGCCCCTTCCTGTTTCTGCAGTTCTGCAAGCTGCATTTTACTGGACAACATCCACTGCTCTTTACTAAGTGCGAAACGTGCTGCTTCTTGAGCTTGACCAATATTCCATTGCTGAATTTGGCGTTGGCTAGAAGCCTTAGCAATAGTAGCTTGATTAGCATCCAACAGCGCAGCAGTCTGCTGGTTCAGCATTGTTACACTGTCTTTTACTTGCGACTCTTTGACAGCTGCAATTTTGAGATTTGTCTGCGCACGCTCTTGAGCCAGCCGGCCAGCAAGTTCGTCCTTTGTGATTGCTGGAATGGTACTATTAACGCGGTTAGCCAAATTCTGGCTATTAGTAATAGCATCGTTAATGGCAACATCAAGAACTTCATTAGCATTCTTGAGGTTAGATACTTGACCATTAACTTGCGCTTGTGCATCCGGTAAAGCAAGGCCAAGAAGTGGGTCATCAAATGTACCCATTTGGCCAAGCTCTACTTGTTTTTGTGTACGCTCAAGAAGTTGCGGAGCGAGAACTTGGCCTTTGTATTGAACCATCTGCGCAATAGGTGAGGACAAATCTGTACCGATACCCGCAAGCTGGTTAAAGTACGCATTATTGTCCGCGATCATTTGCGCTTTATGTTGCTCAGCTACAGCACTTTGCTCAATGCCCGCAAAGATTTGATCGTATGCACTGATTTGTTCAGCCTGTACATCTTCAAGTTTCTTTGCAGCTTCGCCAGTCTTTGCTGCTTTTTGCTTATTAAGTGCTACGGAACTGTCATATGCTTGCGTTTCAGCGGAACTCATTCCAACATTGCCAGTAGGCAAACCCATGCCAGCAATACGAGAAATGGATTCTTGGAGAAGGTCTACTTGGGAAGCCATTATGCTCTCCTTAATACGTATTCAAAATCGCCGCCCAACTGCCCGCCACCGGCTCGCCAAGCCTAAAACTATCTGCCTCCCTGCCGCAAGGTACGTTCGGTCGCTGCGCTCCCTCACTTTTCCCCTTGCGTCGGGGCCCTACAGATAGTTTTTACGGCGGCTCACCCGTCGGCGGTACAGTAAAGGGCGGCGAAAAGTGTCATGAGAAACTTACCACCAGCTACCGCCACCGCTAGATTCTTGCTGTTTAGCAGCATCTTCCGCTGCCTTGTCGTAACCTGGGTCAGAGCCGAAATGGCCTCCACCCATACCAGCTGCTGAATCGAAGGAATACTCCTGATAAGAGCCACCAAAATCTTTGGTAGAATCTCCGCCAGTATCGCCAGTAAGAACTGCGGCTGATGTGTCTGTAAGTCCCATCAAATCCGCCAAAGCTTGCGTACTCTCGTTAAAACCGCCAGCGTCTACGGTAGTTCCGGCCGGACTCATGTCAAACCCAGCAGAGTTTGCAGCATTAACAAAATCTACCATGCCCTGATCTGGCGCAGCGGCCAGCGCAGCAGAAGCTTCCTCTGGCTTTTTCTTCAAGCCAAAAACATCTGCAAGCGTATCCGTCAGCGCGCCCGTGCCGGTTTTAATTACGTCACTTGCAGCAAGGCCAAGAAAGGCGCCAGCAAGTGGATTCATTGAACCTGCCAAAGCTTTGAGAACTGCGGTAGTTGCTCCGGCTTGTGCGATTTTGCCGCCGTAATTCAGTGCTTTAGTTCCCAGCGTAGTTGCCAGATTCTGCGCAGTAGGAGAGCCGCTGGAAGTTCCTGCGGTTTTAGTACCGCCAGTAGCAGGACTGTTAGCTAACGTATCTGCGCCTACGCTTCGCATAAGAGCCAGCATTTTAGCGGTAGGGTCGTCAGCTGCGCTTCCAGTGGTAGTTACTCGCGTAGCTCCTGCAAGAGCTTGTGCTGCTTGAGTTGCTTGTGCAGCACTTTGTTGCTGCGTTTTAGCAATCTCAATGTTTGCAGCAGATGCTGCTTCGGCCATGGCTTTTTCACGAGCAGCAGATAGGGCTGCAGAACTATATGCACCGGAACCGCGAGTTGCTGCGGCTCCAGTAGTAACACCAGCTTGCGCCCGCTGTACGGCTGCTTTGACAATATCTGCTGCAGCCGCAGGATTCGTAGCTTGGTCGATGTTGATATTGTAAGCTTTTGCCAGTGCAGCAATAGCTTCTGGAGAAGTTGTCTGCGTAACAGTGTTGCCGGTTTTACCCAGCAGCGAGTTAAGCAGGGAATCGGTATCCGCTGCCATTATTTTTGCTCCTTGCGCATAACATCAATTGCGCCGATAATGGTACCGACGGCCATGCCGATATCTACTACCATGGCAGGGTCAACAGCAACGCCAGCTACACCCAGCAGCAGGGAAATACCTTTCCAGGTAGAAGCTTCTTGCAAACGCTCAATCAGCCAAGTTTTCATTTTTGCTCCTTAAAGATAGAATCTTTGAACAGCGCAAATGCTGCCCAAAGTGCTGAAACAATCATAAGCAACATGCCCCATGCGCCAGAGTACTTTGCCAGCTGACGCTGAATACTAAGCAGGGCATCTTGAATTATTTGCTGGTTAGCGCGTGTAGCTTGCTCATTCTCTTGAATCTGCTCAACGATCGTCTCAAGCCGAACAACACGCTCCCGCAATTCATCGTCTTTATTTTCCATGGCTGTCCTATAGCGAGATATTTAGGAAAAGGGCAGTCGTGCTAATTGCTCTTGCGACAGGGATTGTACCGCTGGTAGAAAGTTTCCCGGGAATGCCGCCTACAAAGTACTTAGCCCCAGGTGTCAGCCCTGTAAAGTTTTTAACAATCCCGAACAGGAGCATAACTTCGCAGCGTGCACCGGCAGTAACAGGTTTGCCGATCATCATCCCGCATACGTTAGCTCCCATACTTTTCATAGCTTTACCGTCAGACGCGATTTCCACGATATCGTTTGTTGCGATATCTTCCCCAGCTATTGGAAATACACGATTCTGAATGCCGGCATAGCACGTATCTCCGACAGCTAAGGATTCTACGTGTGTTTTACTCCAGTTCCCTATCCCGCCATAATCACGCAAAGCTGCTACGAGCGTATGCAACGATGAGTAAATACCCGTAAATTTACGCTGATCTTCTATTGGCAAATCCACAGGTTGCTGGGGAATGGATAAGGTGATTGGAGAAATTACAGCATAGCCAGATTTGTTACCCATCTTAGCCACCCCCATCCAAGTTAATCATAACGTCAGTAAGCTTAAACACGCCTTTAACCGTCAGTGTAACATTCACACCCTCTAGTAACAATAGGTATTCCCGTGTGCGCTTACTAGCATAAGGCATTTCGTACGCCCACTTAAGCGGTTCACGGGTTTGACCATCATAACTTACAGATGCGCCGAGTTTAACTGTAGCTTGGTACAGACCAGAAACTAGTTGCGCTCCGTAGAATACGGTACTTTGTTCATGTGTTACCGCCAGCGGTCCAAGTTGAATTATGCCTTCACGCTCTGCGTAACTTTCGTCAAAGTTCGCCATAACTACGCGGCCAGTTGGTTGAACAAACGCGATATTTCGTGTAGCAGTACCTGTACTATCCGTAGGCGCACTAAGTTCAAATACATCGCTGTGGGAAATATTCATTTTCCCCCAACGGCGCAGTGCCTGATCGTAAATAAGTGCGTAGTCAAACGGGATTGCTATACCATAGCTAAGCACCAAATAGCGAGAGCCGATGATATTAGTACGTACTTTGAGCGTGCTAGTTGCAACTACTTCAGGAATACTTCCGTCAGGTTGCATAGAGTGGTCAAAAATTCTACCGGCCAGGAACTGGCTAGCTTCAGGATGCACTAAGCGATGCTCAAGCCGGTTAAGTTGCGACAGGCCGGAAGTAGACCATACAACGTGATCTGCCATGTTATCATCGTACGCAACTTCCTCCGGCGCACTGATGCCAGAACTTCCCGGAACTTCACGGAATAGCCAAGGATTTCGTAGGTTGCTAGTAGCGCCGAAACCTACTACGTTCTTATCCGTGTAAATCAGCCCACCTTGTGGTAGCGGATAAACCGCAACGATGCTACCTTTAAGATCGCTAGGAATTTGCGAATCTGCACCAGCTTCAATATCTGGTGTAAAGTCAAGAAAAGTATCTACGCTGCCCCAATACAAAGCCGTACCGCTGTAAGCAATCAGATAACCGGACGTGGCTACAATACCCAAAATCTTATCTGATTCCAGTGCTACAAACGTAACCATAGACACCGAGTTTGTATCTAGAGCTATTTTGAATGCGCCAATTTTACTAGCGTACAGATACGTTATGCCTTCGACGTAACCGTGGCTGATAAACGTATCGCCAGTTAAGCCGGCTAAGCCGCTAGGTAGTATAAGCTCTGTCCACGTACCCAGAGTGACAGCATCCGTGATGAACAGTTTATTGTTCGCGTGAAGCAGATACTTTCTGCGTCCAGATTCGTCACGCAGTTCAATAACACGAGTAGTAGCAGTTACGCTAGAACTCAACGTCACTAGCTGCTGATAACCTACGCTAATAACTCCTTCAGGTACTGGCATTACGTTTTCCATATACGTAATGTGTGGCGTCTGTCGTTCAGGGGTTTCAGCCATAATCGTATCATTTTGAGACGACGTAGGCTTAAGGTCGTATTTAGAAAACATTGACGTCCTGATAACGTCGCGCAGTTTGAACGGATAGCTGTTAGGCTGACAATTCGCCTTGCTAGTAAATCCGTAAGTAGTCATTTTTAGCTCCTTAAAAAGGGGAAGCCGTAGCCTCCCCTATCTATTAGCCGATCATGTTTTGTTGCATCATCCGCAACTTCTCTTGCGCCCGTGCTGCAACTTCTCGTGCCGATTTGTGGTTAAGCGACTGGAAGATGTAATACGTTGCGTAAAGAATAATTGCATAAGGATTTACGTCAGCAATCCAGCTTTTATACGTATCGTCAGACGCGCCAATTTCAGGGAATGTGTAAAACCACATAGAAATCTGCTGCGTAGGATACGCGCTTTTGATACCTACAGTGTTGCCGAATTCGTAAAAACAATGCGGCATGACTTCGCCAGTTGCGTTGTTACTGAATTCGGAAATATCTGCACGTTCCAGTGGCTGCGTGTCTGCACCAAGCGGAATTACTTGGTAAATACGGCGACGTCGTTGGATAAAACCTATGTCCAAGTTTGTCTCACGAATTGCAGATGGTAACGAAAACTGAACGGACATGAGGTCACGTTTCCAGTCATCAGCGCCATGCAAGAATTGTGTAGCTTCTCGCACCTTGCTAAGCGTTAGGCTGACAAGGTCAGGACGCTTGGTTTCGAGATACACTTCGTTGATAATTTCAGTAAGTGTCATATGACCTCCTTATCTGCCAAACACTATAAAACCAAGACGGATACTTTGCGCCGTGCTGCCATTTTTGACAAGGGCCTGCACAGTACTAGATGTGCCAGAGTCTGTCCTAGGAGAATATACCTCGCCAGAGGCGGTAACAGCGTCAACAAAGGCAAACGCTCCTATCTGCTCATTGTCAAAATTGCGCGGAAGGTTAGCAGTCATTACTTTCTCTTCGCCGGCAGCGAAACTAACCAGCTCAGAGTAGCAGACTTGCATTTCTTGGCCATATTTAAACTTATTGCTAAACACTGCCAAGCCTGCGCCATTGGCGGTAAGCAAAAAGTCAGCAGGCTGCGCATGTAGGTACGTTATACCCGCAGCAAAAAGATCTGTGAAACGATAAGGTGAGGCTGTGTTTACTGTCACGCGATTAGAGTATGCCCCATCTCCCAGCTTACTCCTTGAAGTGTACTGATTCACATCAATGCGCAAATCGTCGACGCAGGCGAAGTTAATTTCGCCAAAGATATTGCCGCCAACAATGGACACATTTTTGTAAATACTGCCGTTACCCCAATTGGTAAACGGAGGCAATAACAAAATGGCTGCATACGGATTTGTGCGAGTTGGGTCAGACCCTGTGTCAGCCTGCACGTCCTGAATAATAATATTATCACGAATAGCAAAACGTGTGTCTGACGTCAGTACCGAATCAGTAAATAGTAGACTTGCCGCAGCATTGTGCCGTAAGTCTGCATTCATGATAGTTACATTGCCGATCCAGGAACCAATACCGTAACCTTCGAAATCCCACGCATTACCGTACGCAGCTCCGCCAAGCGTAAGGCCGCCAGGATCAGTTAAGTACGTCAAGCCGTTATGCGTATATTTACCGCCAATAATACGGAAATTATTAATACTATCAGCAGCTCCTCCGTGTGCTTTATTGTAGCGGCTCGTACAATTAATCAATTCTACCTCATCAATGGTAGGAATGTCATTGAACGGAATCGTAGCAGTGTTGAGTCCTCTGTAAAAGAAAAAGCCATAGCTGCCACAATATTCAGCACCGCAGTCAATAAATTTAACTTTCCTAACATTCCCAATGATACGAAACCCGTGCTTCCCGCCATCTTCTGGGAACGCAGCAGAGCCCGTATTATTGTTAACGCGGTTACCATTAACATGAACATTAATGCACGTGATGTCCGTGTAAGTGGTCATGTCGCCGTTGTCGCCGATGGTAACGGGCGACCAGTATTCAGATGGCACTGCGCCGGCCAGCGTGAAAAAGTTAGTATCGCGCAGGCACATCCTAGACTGCAGTTTGACCTTTTTGACTGTATACTCTCTAAAGCACCCGCTAAGTGTATCTCCAGGACGTAGAGAGTTTAAAGCTTTTTGTACATTAACAGTATCGTCTATACCCGTACCTTTAGCGTTAAACCAGGGAATAAGAACAGTACCAATAAAGCACGAAGGTGTCCAACCTTCACGGATGATACGCCCTCCGCCAATTGGCTCAATTACTAATCCGCCGTCTACGGGCTGTGTACCTGTTTTATAATAGCGAAACAATCCGCCACCACCATCGCTTTCAGACTCGTAGCCTAAAAAGTCTATGAGAGTTTTGTCAGGAACTTTGCTTGCGTTAAAGCCTACAATTGCAGTCTCTACGCGAACAAGTCCCACAGTCATGTGAGCTGTAACTTTAGTCATTTAGCAGTTCTCCAATCTTTGCGCTCAAAGTGGGGCATGTCAGTACCTTTAGTCCAGCTACCACCCCACACGAAACCGAACTTTTCGCCAATGACACCGCACTCTTTGTACAGTTTAACTTCCCACAGCTGATTCCCTGCAAGATAAGTATCTTTACCGCTCACGTTCAAGAAAATGCCGATATCGAAAGCCTCTGCATCGCCGTCAGGGGTTTCTGGCAAATCCGTGTTATGGGCGCTAGTGCGCACCCATGTTACTTTATTGCCAGGCTTAGTACGGCCTTGTGCGTACAGCTCATCCTGTTTTGCTTGGCTACGGTAAGTACTGATAAACCGCACGCTCAGATCTTTGTTAAACTTGCTCTTGAGATAGCTACCCATCTCAGCTACGGCTGCAATAGCCTTTTTCTCGATAGCGTCGTGCAGATCTTTAGGGTCGCGGGAATTGATACTTGCCTGAGTCATGGTAAATCTCCTTAGTTGCCAGTAAGTGTGCGAATTGATAGCCATGTTCCAGGACTGCCAGCTGTAACGCACCGCCACTTGTCAATAATGTACTTAGATCCAACTGTCCCAAGTTCAGTAGGGGCTGTGTTAACCACAGTGTCCCCTACAGCCCATGTCCCAGTAACTGGGATTGTTGTACCATGATCTACTTTCTGGCCATAAACTACACGCTTCCAGCGTCGGCCAGTTGTGTCTACTATCGTAAATTTACCATCGTCTACAGTAGAAGTATCAGAAGCATCCACATAAAACTGACCTGCTAAACCTTGAGCGTACAATAGGCAAGTTGTTGCGATGCCTGAGTAACTTTGCAGGGAGTTCACAGTCAAAAATACAGGAGAATTTGAAACAGCTGCGATGCGGTTAAGCAATGCTTGAATTGGCTCGTTAATCAACGTCCCAATTCCTAATATCTGCTTAACCTCGTCAGAGCCTGGGACAGGTACTAACGCTTCCCCAAGAGTTACCGAAACTGCCTCAGTTTCGCTAACTGCCTGTGAAATAATGCGCACATAAATGTTACGAGTTCCTGCTGGGGGTGCTTCCAAGAACGTAATGGAATTATTTTCCACACTCACTGAATAATCATCGACAGGAACTTGACCCACCCCGTGAATAACCACATCGTAAGAATGTGGGCTGCCAGAAATAATTGACTCGTTATTAGAAAAAGTAAACGTAGTCTTAATACCGTCGCCAGAAAAGAACGCCCCATTTACGTTACTGCGAGGTGCGAGGCTAAGCCCTACACCGCTGCCAAAAATTCCGCTATAAATATCCTGATCGTTCATTTTGTGACTCCTGAAAAAGATAACAAAAAAGGGGATAAGCCGAAACTTATCCCCTTAGTCGGCTTACGCCCTATTACTTCTTGCCACCCGCCAAGGCTGCCAGAGTTTTGGTAGCTTCTGCCTGAGTTTCAGGAGTTTCGATACCATTGCTTACGCCAGCGTGTGGCAGATTTACGTTGGCAGAGGTAGCAATACCATTGTTACCCAGTTCTGCCATCAGTTTGGCACGCTCTTCTTGGCGAACCTGCTCACGCAGACGGTGCATAGGATCACCCAGCGCAAAGGTAGCTTGTACAGATTCGGCTTGAGTCTGCTCAACTTCAACGCAGCGGCCTTGCTTTTCCAGATTTTTCAGGCAGATAGTGATGGCTGGGTTGTTACCATCATCTACTGCAATGCGATCGCGCACAACGATTTTACTACCATCGGCAGCAATGTAGCTCGTCATGTTTTCGTTGAATTCAAAGTACTTGTTAGACATGATTTTATTCCTTGTAGCTCATGTGAAAAAGAGCAGCGAGGAAAGTTTCCTCTCCTCGCTACAAAGCTCCTCGCTCGAGGACTCACATGAAATTATTAGCTAGCGCCAGCGGTACCGTTCAGCTCGATAACAGCGTTAGCTGCTGGGTTCAGATGCTCCATGGTCATTTCTGTCAGCAGATCGCCGCCAACAGCATCCAACGAGTTGTCGTGAACTTGGTTCAGCGAGCCGTTCATCATACCGTAAGTTTTGCTCTGAGTCTTACGATTACCCAGATAAGCCAGACGCAGAGTGCTCAAGTTCAGCACGAAGCCCAGTTTTGCCCAGTCAGTGCGCATGTTCAGCAGCGGATGCTCGATCAGTATGAAAGTACCGCGTGCAGTAACCAGCGTACGGATTTGCATGCCGAAGCGGTTCTGGCCAGTTTGCAGCTGCATTTCACCAGATTTGCGAACAACTTCGTTGACGATCTGCATGAAGGTTTTTCCGCAGTAAACGTAACGCTCAGTGTTCATGGCGTTTAGCATCTGAACATCCAGCGTACTTTCCAGCGGAGTTTGCAGAGCAGCCCAGGTTACGGAGCCGGCGGAGCCATCACCAACAATGTAGTGATGCACAGTACCGTCCAGATCTGCAGGATAGTTTGCAGCTTCTTTCAGGTTGTGCAGGATACCTTGCATGGTGCGGAATGGTTTGCCATTACGGGTACCGGTGTACTTATCGCCGAACAGAATGGAAAGTTCCATTGTCTGCGAGTGCAGATGCATACAATCGGCTTTGTTTTCTACAACTTGGCCATCGCCTACGATGTGCTGAATCTGCGAAGCGGTGCCAGAAACTGCCCAGCCAGTACGGAAAATCTGGGTGTAGTTTTTGAACTGAATTGGGTTCCAGCTCAGAGCACCCGGACGGCTGGAAGCTTCTTCAGAAGCAGAGCCTACTTTTACCAGTACAGTATCATCAGCAATGTTGGCAGCTGCTACAGAGCCAACAGCACGACGTACGGTAATTTGCGTAGAACTTACCACAGTTTCTACCAGGATTTTTTCGCCGGAGTAACTGGCCGCAATAACATCGCCAGGCAGCAGCTGCGAAGTATCGTCCATGGTGAAAGTAGTATCAGCTGCCAGTTTTGCACCGTTCATTTGGCCAGAAGGCAGCAGCATACCTTTGCCGTAGTAGCCGTGCTCTACGTTATCAGCAGTACCAGTTTGCAGGGCAGACAGCATTGCGAAGATCGGAGCAGAGCCACCGCGCTGGTAGCGCAGAATTGTCTGGCCAAAATCTTTCTTGACGATGTCAGCGTGAGGAGGTTGAGAGGTGTTTTGAACGCCGTTATTTACGCCAGAAGCGTAGCCGCCAGGAATAGGCATGGTACTTCCTTTCTATGTCAGTAATTAAAAACCAGTCGGGCCAGCTTGTGTAGCGCCTACGGTAGGCTGGCCACCAGCTACCGAAGTAGCAGAACTTTCTGGGGCAAAGCCGACATCAAAACCGCCGAATGCGCCCCAGTCAGTTTCAGTTTGTTGCTGCTGCTGATCTTGTGCAGGAGCTTCAGGAGCTTTTTGGAAGCCCATTTTAGAAGCCATGCCTTGGAAATAATTTTCCACATGCTTCTGAATATCTTGCGCGCTTGCGTTTGGATACGCGGCACGCATTTGTTGAGCAGCTGCGCTAACCATGGGAGCAAAAGCCGGGTCGCTCATCAGTGGGTTAGATTTACCAAGCTCGGAAGTTACTTGGAAGTTCTGCAGAACGCCAGGCAGATGCTGCTCGATTTGCGAACCGTAAACATCGAAAGCTGCACTGGTAGCCATAGCAGCATCGGTAGTTGCTTGGTTGTAAACAAACTGCAAAGCAGCGTTAAAAAACGCGCTCAGTTTGGAAGCGTCGCCTTGCATCAGAGCCGCAACAGCGTCTTGTGGGATACCTTGTGGCAGGAAGTTTTTACTTTTAGCCAGACCTACCAGTTTTTGTTGGTCGATCGTCAGTGGAGAACGCAGGCCAGCATTTTGCTGTTGTTGCACTGTCCACAGTTGGGAATAATCAGGAGCAGCTGGAGCAGATGATGCCGGTGCTGGAGTTTGTACTTGCTGTTGAGGTTGCTGCTGTTGGGGCACTTGCTGCTGAGATTGCTGGCCGCCGATACCGAAAATTGCTTCAATAGCCGGATGAAGTTTCATGGTGAAAGTTCCTTAAGCGAGGTTACTTTTCTTGAGCAATGCGCTATGGCGCGCATTGTGCGCCATATCTAAAATGCCGCGCAGTGCATTAATTGCACCGTCTATTCTAGCGTTTTCCACTAAATAGTCAACGGGTATTTGGGTATTAATGGGGATGTTAGCTTTACTATGCATGAGCTTAGCTAGCACATCTTGCATTACCAAGAAAGTTTCTGTAGAAAACTCATAACCTTTCTGGCGATCTTCATCAGACAAGCTCGGATGGAAGAAATGGTCCTCTGTGCTAGAATAAGTCCGGCGCAGGTAGGTGTAAAAATTATTCGTATCTTCTGCACAAATTTGCGCAATAAGTTCGTCTTTTTCCATGATTAAGCCTCCGGACCTGTAGGTACGTTAGTAGGCATACTTGCCTGCTGTGGGTTATAACCAAACTGCTGGGGTGTTGGCTGCGGAGAAGTGAACTGAATACCTTTCTCTGCAGAGGATACAGCTGCTTGCTGCCAAGAAGCTAAAGCTTGCTCGTAAGCTTGTTGCTCTTTTGGCTTTTTGAACTTGCTAATATCAGCACCGCGCTGAGTCATAAAATACGAAATCATATCAGCAACATCAAATTCCTGCGCCATCTGAGGATTCTGAGTAAACATTGTAATTGCCGTTCCCCAAGAATCGCCGTCCATCAATTTATCTGCAGGACGGAAACCGTCAGATACACCGAATTCAAGAACAGCTTGGCGCAACTCAGCTGGGTTAACATCAATCATTTTTTCCTTAGTAGGATCAAACAATTGTTGTGCTGGCTGATACTGTAAGATGTTGTACAGCAATGCAAACTTCAAGGGTACCAGAGCCTGAGCCTCGATAGACAGGGCATATTGGCGATTTCTCGAAGTCGAATTACTCATAACATCTTGGTACTCGAACATCGTTTTATTGCCTTTTACAAACTGCCCTTGCGATGCCTGGTTCTGGCCATTGGCCATGTTAGCAAATTGAAACACTTGCTGAGCTTGCGCAATCAGCGCACCAGTGTCAAGGTTGTTACTTGGCAACTGGAAAATAGCTGTACGAATATCAGTACCGTAAGCTGCCGGACGCAAAGGAATTTTTGCGCTAGGGTTAGGGTTATTAATCTGCGACTTGTCGATACGGGAAGGATCGTAAACTGCGCGATCTGTCAAATGACGTTTAGCTCCGTTAATTGCAATCTTCCATAGCGCACTAGCAATCCCCTGAAAACCTGTAGCACTGTCAGCCATAGAACGTGCAGCATGACCCAAGTTCTCATCTTGCGGCTGAATGCAAAAAACTGGCAGGAAGTTATGAGCATTATTGATAGGATCAGCCATGATAATTTTCTGGCCGTTTACAATCACGAATTTCCAGATTTGTGGATAATCAGCATCTGGTCCAGTGGTACCAAGGTCACTAGGCAGAATGCGGGCATACACAGTAGTTACCATGTAAGCATCAGATTCTCGTGGCTGAGAAGAATCACGCTGAATTTGAGCCATTGGGGAATTTTGGAAATTACCAAAAGATACCCAGTCTACGCCGGCTTCTGCAACTGGGTTGCTAGCACCAGTATCAGGAAAATACAGATCATCAAATTCACCCACGCCATTAGTAAAGAAGCATTCCTTAGCGTTGTAAACTTGGCGACCAAGTTTCTTCTGATCTGCAATAAATTTTTTCAGGCGGATACGGTTCCACAATTGGCTAGTGCCACAGTATTCACCGTAAACATGCACTTCGCTAACAGGTACTCTGGGGTCAAAGAAAGTGTTATACGGATTCCAACGAGTAAGTTTGTTACCCTGCCAGCGAGCTACACTTGGCTTAACGCCGTTATTTGCACTATCTACTGCAGTTTCAAGTGCCGGAATGTAATCCACGAACCACTCAGCTTCCAAGAAGCCACGGTTATAACGAAGACCGTCACGGAACCACATGCTGAGTTGATTGTGCCAACCAATTTTTTCATGCTGGGCCATAATGGCTTTAAGTTGTGCAGCTGCGTGATAACCATCACGATCGCTTACCACGCTAAAAATGGGATGACCGCTAAGAAAAGTTTCCACAAGATAAGAGTGGGCAGACTCTACTTGTGTTTCTACAATAGGAACTTTTACATCTTCAATCTTCGTACGATCTTGCGCACGCGCCATGAGTTCCTGTGTAGTAGAAGCTTCTTTCTCATTACGATAATACGCACGATCAATAGCTTCCATATGATCGCGAGTATTTGCAGTGAGATTGGTAAGCTTGCTCAAATCCATGCAAGCCTTAACGTACTTAAGTACGTTACCTTGTGCAGTTACTGTCAGTGCCTTAGTTGCCATTTACACTCTCCAAAAGTTTTGCCCGCTTTCTCCCGCGCGACGCTCGGGCAGCTTAACATTACCACCTTCCCTAAAACAAGGCGACCGCTGCGCGGCTCGCTCGCTGCGCTCGCTCGGCCTTGTTTTGGGAGCCCTTGTGGTAATGTTTTCGCGCCTCGCCGCCGGCGGTAGAACATGGCGGGCAAAACGGCCACGAAGTTACTCGCAGCCGTTGTTAAGAAAAAATCTAACTAGACGATGCTATTCTCTTCAATTGGCGTCGTGTCCGGTGCGATTGCTTCGGACATGTCGTAATCGTTGAGTTTAAGGAGTTCAGGATATTGCTGCATTACTTTTGGCGCGTAGCAAGGAAGGTCGATAAATTCATCGACGTTCTTTTCTTTTAGCGGGTTAAAGGCCAGGGCTTGGTTTACGTAAAGTGCACGTACACTTTGTCCGAGAAGCCATTCGCCGGCCATAAGCGCCTTAAAGCTTCGAAGAATATCTGCGTTCTTACTGATACCGGTACGGTAAACAGGCCGGAAAAACAGGCCGTCAATGCCAAGATTTCCGGTAACTTCTTCGAACCAGAACAGCAGGGATTCTTGGTACGCAGTGGCTTCTACGCAAACTAAGCGGCAGTTATGCTTGCTCGCCATTTTCAGTGCGTTAATAATCAGTTCCTTAGGACTCCACCGATCGTAGGTCATATCCTGAAGAACTGGCTTACCATCGTACATTTCAAAGTACTGGATACAGTTAAGGTCACTCGTGCGCTTCTTGTTCGCAGGGTCAATAATGATAAATTTGCCTTGCGGGAAATCGCCAGGAATGCCGGCCCAAAGCTTAATTAGATCAAGATCGAGGTGCGCACTTTGCGCCGCTTCCTCGTCATTCATCTTTTCCGCAAGGAAAGTTGCGGCCTGGCCGGCTGCTTTATATTCCAAGTATTCCTGCACAAGACGCGCAGTCGGGTGAAGTTCTGGCCAGATGGATTTGCCTTCTGTGTTAATAGCACCGGTTACGTACTTAACCCAGTTCGGCAGGCCTTTAAGTTTTCGCAGCATGGAGAAAGGTGTTGGGTACATGTTCGCAAGGAAAATGTACAAGCATCCTTCTGGAGAGGCTGCGGGCAAAGCGGTACCAAAAAACCATGTGTTAAGTTTCTGGAACTCGTGCTCGCTGTCAGCTTCTTCCCGTTCCTGAACATCATCAAAAACCATGATATCTGGACGGCTGTGATTTTCTAGCAGACCTCGAACCGAGCCGCCTTTACCTACTGCTGCGATAATTATCTTACGGCCACGCAAGGAGAACTTTTTCTTCGTGCGCGTATCCATCTCCAGGAATTGCCGCCAATCCCCGAAAATCGCTTTTATGTTCGGCTCGTCCAGCATGGATTCCAAGTCAGCTAGGATACTTGCTGCCTTGCCCTCGTTTGAGCCGATGATAAGAATGTACTTCTTGTTGCTGAAAAGAATTGCCCAAAGCAGGACAATTTTTACGAAGGTACTTTTCGCAAAGCCTCGAGGGAAGCCAAATGCGAACTTAGTAAAATCTCCAGTTCTCCGCAAGGCTTCCTTAATCAGCTCAAATGCGGAAATGTAAAAAATAGGCCAGAGGAACTTGAATACGAGTGGCATGGCCAAACCTGCCATTGCGTTAAAATCTCGTTCACAAAGCTGCATAAGTTCTGCAGCATCTGCTCCGATTTCCTCCGGAACGTTACTTAAAGCGGCATCAGGCAGGAGATCTTGGGAAGACATTTTGCCGGCTCTCCTTGTTCGAGTTTAGTAAGGATTCCCAGCGCAATAGAGATTGTGCGCGGGGACTCAGCAATGTTTTTGTTGGCTCGATCTTTCCAGCCAACATTTCGCAGCGGGTTAACTGCTGCCGGATTTCTGAAGTTGCTGCACATGTTCTATCTCCTTCGGTGGGCTGAATTCTCCGCTAGCAACTTTGCGCGCAAAGTCTGCGCTTGGCAAGGTCATCAAGCTTTCTCCGTCCACTTCAATAACTTCATTTTGCGGGCTAACTGTGAAGTTTTTAACCAGCGCACTTGGCATGATAATGTTCACAATATTAGCCTGCTGCATAGCTGGCTGCATCTCGCTCTGAACGCGGCGGCGCATCTTGTTCACGCTTTCCGCAATCTTCAGCAGTTCCAGCGGCTTGTTCACAAAGCCCATGTAACGCTGCAAGTTTTTCAAAGCCTGCATCTCAATATTATCCAGCATTTCGTCCATCTCCGCCCCAGCGCGACATTTCTCTACGCGAAGAACGGTAACTTGCTCACGAAATTGCGGATCGCTGAGCATTTGGCTGATATACGCCGGATCGCAGCCCAAGGCCGCCGCGACGTTCACCGGCTTAAGCCCCATGCCTAGCATTTCCAGTACTTTCTTTTCATCAATCTTAGCGGCCATGATGTGAGTCCTCTTTTTCAACGTGGCTAAAACCACTGACCTTTGGCCAATTATACCGCTAACCCGCCCAAACCGCCAATGGGTATTCCAATAATCCTGCGAAACTATCCAAGCTTCGCGCAGATTTTTATGGCGATCCAAAGTGTGTTTGAAAAAATTTAGAAAAATTTGAGGTGTCTCTTAAAGGAATCATAGCCCCCGCCCCCCAAAAAGGCCCCGTACCCCCCGCTTGTTGCGCTAGCGCGAATGCAAAGCGGAATGATTCTTGTTTAGATTTCGCGGGACGCTTTGGCCATGCTTTGGCCATGCTTTGCACGCGATAAGATAGCGCGTTATTTGTTTTGTAGGAAAGGTTTCAGGTGTGGGGCGCGTGAGAAAGTTCCCCGCTTATTCATTGCTGTTTTGTGTTGTGGTTTGTGCTGCTAGTTTCTTGTGCGATGGTAAGAAAGTTTGTTGTTAGTTTGCTTGTGTTTTTTGGAATACCGTGTATAATTCAGGGTATGGATAGTTTTGATTTAGGCCGGTAGGCCGGAAAGGCAGGGATAGGGAAATGGACGGAATGCTGTTTGTTTGCGCGATTGTGGCCTGTGGCCTGTTGTGGGATTTGGTTGTTTGTGTGCTGGCGGTTTTGGAATGGCGCGCGGCGTGGGAAGGTTTCAAGGTTTGCAAGAATGGGGCGGTTTATAACGTAGCGGCAAAACGGTTTGCTACGAAAGCGGAAAAAGCGCGCCTGTCGTGTCTGGCGGATCTGGTTGGCTAATTGGGGTTGGAGCGGAAAGGAAAGGGATAGGATTATGGCTGTTGTTAACTTGTTTAATTCGTGTGGTGTTATGGTTACTGAAACCCAATGGCGTGAAGTTCCGCTGCAAGAAGGGAGCATCCGCGTGTATTCTTGCTATGGAGACAGGTTGGAATTTAGCGCGGATTATACGGGCGTTGCGGAACGTAAAATTGTAATGGCTAAAGCGTTGTCCGTAGCTAGCCTTGCATTAGATGTGGGGATTTAATCATGTGCGCAACTAATCGTTATTATTATTTTCGTGGCCGCGCTTTGTGGCATGTGGTTGGCCATGGTCGCTGTGCTGGTGTACGTGCAAAGGCTATGTGGATTCCGTGTCATGAATCTGCCCCGACGCGGTATGTTACGAAAATGCACCGTAAAGGCGGAATTAAGCTTGATGCGGTAATGTGCTGGTTTTAAGCGCCCCGTGCAACTAGGCAGCTTATAGGGTGTGAGGATAAGTTTCGCATCCTATCGGCTGGCATGTGCCAGAATTGGAAAACTTAGGAAAGAATATATCATGACTGCTACCGCTATTAATACAGCTTCGCTAGCTTCCCGTTTCGCAACTGGTTCCGCAACTGGTTCGCAAGGCACCGCACCGCAAGCCGGTCAAACCGAAAGCCACGCAAGCCACGAAAGCCCCGCACCGGAATTTGCTGATGCTAATCTGCCCGCAGCTGGCGAAATCCGCTACATGGTCTGCCACGCGGATAAAATCACTGGCGTAAGCATGGCATTGCGTGGTAAAGGTAAGGCACGCTTAGGGCTGGATGAAAAACAGCAAGTGCAAGTAATCGGTGCATTGCCTGATATGTTGCAAGTGCTGGAAATCCTCACACCAGAACAGCAAAAAGTAATCATTAAGGCACTGGCCGACAATACGCAATTGCAAATCCTCAAGGATTCCTTGGGCGACGCCGCCAACGTGCCGAGCGTAAACTTTCCTGTAGCTGGCTATATTGATGCGGAAACGGTGGCTAAGGAACTTTGGCAGGTTTACAATCCAGATGCTAAAGCAACTCGCGCTAGCAGCGGCCTAAGTGCTGACGATGTGGAAAAACTTTATAGCGAGGAAATCCTTGAGCGCATCGAAGCGGCAGCACTGGCTAAGAATCCAAACATTAGCAAGGCACAATTCGCCAAAGCCCACGCGCTGTATATGCAACTGCTCACGAAACTTTTCGCTAAGAGTGCTATTAACTGGCTGGATGAGAAGTTTGGCGAAATGATTTATAAAGTCGCTCAAACCGTAGAGGATGATCTGCAAAATCCCGAAACTTTTGGCGCCCGTATCGTAGCGCGGCTGGAATCGGTACTCAAGGCACAGGAGGAACGCGCGGCCAGGCTGGCTAAAGAGGCCGAAGATATTGGTGATATTATCTAACCCCGCCGCATAACAATGCCAAGCCCCTAGAATCTATCTAGGGGCTTTTTGCTTTCTTAGATTCTCACTATACCGGAATACCCTGTATCCCTTGTATCCCTTGTATGTTGCGTATAACGTGTAACGCCCCCTGCCTACCCCTACCTGCCCCTTCCTATATCGCCCCCTAGATACTTTCCTCTCTTAGATATTTTCCTTAGTTTCCTTAGTATCTAATCCTTTCCTGTTTTCCTTCTTTCTCTCTATCCTTATTTATAGGGGTATGTATATTTTTGATAGAAATTTTAAAAGCCCCCTATAATATATACATTCCACTAAGAGGATATAAGGAAAGAAAAGGAACTAAGGAAACACAAGGAAGGGAAGAAACTAAGAGAATCTGACAAGGAAAGAAACTAACAGGAATCTAAGGATAGGCACGCACAGGGACATAGTGGGGCACGGTTTCACTACATACACGATATACAGGACATACACCGAATACAGGGTATTCGGACAAAACGAGAATCTACCGCGCCCCATCACCCCCTTGACACAAACACACCCCATAGCCTATAATGAAACATGAGCCACAGCCACGCGCTATCGCTCACGCCGTGCCGATAGAAAAAAACTATCAGCCAGCTTTGGATAGTAAGTTATCAAAAGTTAGCCACGCTAACCAGACTTACTAACTTTGGAATTACTTAGGAAATACTTAGGAAATCACACTATGAAATGCTCATGCCCAATTAGCGGTATTGCTTTTGAAGTTCCTCACCTTGTCGGTCACAATGGCGCGGCGATTCATCCGGCTTTGTTCCTGCCACTAGATAAAATCCAACGTACACTTTCCGCAGCTGCCTTTGGCGATAAATACCAACTATCCCACGACGAACTGCATTTACTAACTATTGCCACCATTTACCAGTTACAGCAAAGGCTTGGTGATAGCGCGCTAATTATTCTTGACGGTGCGGTAAAGCCGCCAAGTATGGCCAATATCCTAAGCCTTTCCGCTGCCGATACCGTGCGTAAACTTCTCTATCTTCACGAAAGTATCGCACGGATAGAATACGCGGCTAAGCTTGCCGGAACTTCTCATAATGTTCCTATGCTAGTTCTTCGCAACACTGCCGAAACGCCGTTAACTTATACCGAAATCCTTGCCAGTATTAAAGAATACCTTAAGAAACTATTCCTTGCGCTTGACGACAACAGCAATCGCATCCGCATGGCCAGCAAAACAGCGCATCAATTGCTATCCTTACCGCGTGGCGATGGCCGCCAAAAAGCATTACAAGATATTCAACTATCGCGCCTCACAACTAGCGATGAAGCAACTAAGCGCAAGGCAGTTAAAGCATTTATTACGCGCTTTGGCAATTTGCCGGAATTTGAAATCACCAGCCCGATAACAAACCGCACAACTCGCTGTGGTACTTTCTGGCTTGGCCTGTTCGAACTTTCCGACAACGAGCTGGCTATGGTTCCGCGCAAAGACATTGAAGAGTTCCGCGAGCATCTGCTAGAACAGGAAATTCAGTCCCTTCACGCTGGCAAACTTATCCTTACGCAAATCGACACCATGCTGGCACGTAAAAACAACGTCCTCGACGTAAGTATCGGAATCCTTGATATGCTTTGCGACCATGGCGCTACATTTAAAGTTCTGGAATCTGGCGAAACTATCGCCATGCCTGCCGCGCAACCAGCGCCACTAAGCAAACAAGATAGCACATCCTTGCTGGCTAAAATCCGCCAGCTTGGCAAGAAATCGTAACTATTAGGAATTAAAATCATGGATGCGCAAAGTTTCTTTATCGTAACAAACCACGTAAGCCTACAAAAACACATCATCGAAACGTACCTTACCGATTACGAAAACACTATTCTGCCAAAAGAGGCCGCAATAAAACTTTTCGGCCTAGTTGCTAAAGACCCGCAAACCGGCAAATTCCCTGTGCTAACGCACCATAAGACAGGAAAGCGATACCTTGCGCGGCTTCCTAAAGATTGCAATAGCTTGCTTGGCATCCCTAGCGAAACTATCCGCTTCTCGTGGCGCCGTCTTAAGGATGGCCGAACTTTCGTTGTTATTTCACGGTGGCCGTTATGAAAAAGTTACCTCGACCAAGTGTAAACAGCTATTACCGCCAGCTTGCAGAAACACCTAGGGCACTAAATAATCCTCGCGCGGATAGATGGCCATTGCAGTACTTTATTCAAGTTATGGAATACTGCTGCGCAAAGGATGGGGAAATTCGCAACTTCTTTTGTACAATTTACGAGGATAAAAACCATGGGTGCTAACTTCGTCAAGCTTGCAGTAGCTACAAACCGTTACGCCCCGCGCAGTTTATTTAAGCCCCATATCCGGTTACGTGTTAACGGAAATTGGGAAGTTTACACTGTGTGGCAAACTAAATACTACAGCAACGGCAAAAGGCAGATATTCCTTAGCTCGCTAATGCTCCCAGCTTATCGCCGACTGCAACAATCAGCATTTCGTATACTAGAAAGAGGGTACAAAACTACCTTCGACATTCACTGTGAATTCCCATCCGGTGACTTGTTCATTGTTAAATCTGTTTGGAGCAAGAAATAATGCCTAACAAACTAAACCACCATACCAGCCGCCAACGTGCGCATCATAACTTCCTTGCGCAGCTGCAAGAAGAAAACAACCTTCTCAAGGCCGAGAAAGATCGCACAGCGCTGCTTATCTTCGATCTTCACAGTAACATCGCCGAGCTGGAAACTGTAAGAGATTCGCTAGACGGTGCGCTTAAGTTACTACAGGCAAGCGAAAAACAGCTCGTACTGTGGCTTAATATTTTGCTAGTAGTTTGTGTCGTGCTATTTGCCGCGCTGATGTTCTTACTTACAAGGATGTAAATAATGGACACTCCAATTACACCACGTCGTAACATTCCTACGGAACTTAAGCCACGGCTTCGTTATCGCGGCACTGTTGGTGATTTTGCTATGTACACGGTAAGTCACGCGTGTTGGGCTAGTTTGCAGCCTAAACAAAAACTAGCTGTTGTTAGGGACTTTGGTAGAGCTACTTGGGGGTGGATGACTGTTAAGTTCTTTATCCAAAGTTCTGGTAACTAACCAAAATCCTTATCCAAGCCAGTTATCGAAACAAGTTACCTTGTGGTGCGCACGGGTTTGACCGAGGTTTGACCGAGGTGCGAAACTAGCATCGAAACAAGTTTCCGAATAGCTGGCTTTAGTAAGGAAAGTTTTCCTAGTAACACTGAGAGGTATCAAAACCTATGGACGCAATCATAATCCTAGCAATCTTTTACGGACTTATCTTCCTTTGGAGAAACTTACCATGAGCAGACAAACAACAAACTATTACGAAGTTCGCCAAAGAGTTCTGGAAATGCTAAAACAGCATCCGGTTCTCCCGCTTCGTCAGCTGTGCAAACTTTGCAAAGTTCGCTGCATCAATACCTATCTCTACCCAAAAGAAAGTGACCCAGTGGATTATCGCTTTCCGTTGGTAGATGTACTTACTCACAATCGCAACAAAATCGTAGCGCATGAAAACTATCGGTTACGATTCACAGTGCAGGAGATTACCGCAGCAATTGACCGTGCTATAGAATACATTGATCGCCAAGCAGCGGAACAAAACGCACTTATTGGAGAAGGCGTTCGTAACTCACGAGCCGTACCGAACTCGCCAAAGTTCGCTGTAAAAATTAACCGAACGGCGCCGCCAACTTTGCTAACCTTACTTGAGGAGCTTAACCCATGGCCGGCTTCCACAACGTAATTAACTGCAAGCTAACCTTTTGCTTAGCAGCTGACTTTGCAGATTTTCGGGATTGGATGGAACAAGAAGGTTTGCGACCGCTTAAGCATCGCTTGCCAATATTAATCCTGCATCCGAGCCAGCTTAACTTCAAGCAACTAACCGGCAGCCTTAAGCCGCATCGCTGTTATGTAACTAAGCAAGCGGAAAGTTTCTTTGCTTACGAGGAGTGCAAGCACTTGCTAAACGCTCACCGCATTCCTATTTTTTATCACGTACCGAAAGAGGATTTGGAATAATGCCAGCTCCAGAAAACGACAGCAAAGCAGGACGCCTCAGCAAAAGGATTAACTTCCTTAAGAAAATTACCAAAGGCAGCAAAGGGAATATTCTTCACGCCATGGACATGGTAATTGCAGAGTTTCCTAGCGCAGAGGAAAACCCGTCTTTAGTAAACACCTTAGACGCTATCAGGCTAAGAGTGCTGAACAAATTGATAATGATCGAGGAGTATTCTAAGGACATAGAGGACTTTTACGAAAAACTTAAAGTTCACAATCCTGAGTACAAACTTAAACACAAGCCGCGTAAGCGCAAAGCTAAAGGAGCCTAACCATGGATGAGTTTGTAGATAAGCCGGAAGATGTGCAGAAAAAGCGCTACGCAGTTCTAGGTGCGGATTACGCAGCAAGCCCAGAGAGGTTGGCTAAAGTTCGTATTGCCTTATCGCACTCTGCCAACGCAAAGGTTTTCCTTGACGCTAAGTTAGTAGAGGATAATTCTTACGTAATTACTAGCGTACACATAGATGAAAATCTTCCGCCACGCAATGCTAAGAAGGCTCAATGGAAACAAGAACGTGGCAGCTACTATGGCCGCCCAAAGAAACCTAAAGGAATCTAAGCCATGACACACGGAGTTATTATTGCCGGGGAAACCTACGTTGCTGTAGCTAAGGGGCAGCTTGAGACTGCTTGCCCTAATTGCGCTATGTATCACAGACCAGCTGATTGTTCTGAAGGATTTGTAACACTGCTATGCAGCCCAGCAGACTGCTCATCGCGTAATCAAGGCAAGTATACATCCCACTACATGAAGCGCGTTATCTTTATCCAGCCAGCACAAGCTAAGGAGCAATCAAAATGTGGTTCTTTACAAAGCCATTAGTGGGTATTTGGAGAAAGGTGCCTAGTGCACACATCCCCGAGGCGAAGACTCATGACTTTTCAAGTCCTAAGTGGGGCCATGCCTTTTACTACAGCGTTTTGCATAACGGTCTGGTACTAGATGGTCACGGTTTCCAGCGAGGTATTAGCGTAGGTGATTATATCATTATCAGAAAGGCAGACGGCAATACTACAAGGTACAAAGTAGAGCAGATTAAGTACTGTAGTGACCCGTCCGATATGTGGTTTGGTATACTATCTTTTGCGCCGCGTACATTTACAGCTGACGGTGTACAGGTAGGTAAGTAATTTCTAACTAAGGAGCAATCAAAATGAACCGTCGTGATCTCGAATTAGTAGCACAAGCAGTAGCTGCAGCATTTCTTACTGTCAGCCAAGCTGAGGAATTTGAAAAAACTTTGGCAGGTAACGTGCCGAACTTTGATGTTAAGAAGTTCCGTCAAGCAGTTTGCAAACATCAGTCCGATATGTGCATCGGTATCGGCAAAGAAGAAGAGGGAGATTTGTAGTCATGAGTGATATAACCGCCGAAGAATTCATAGCTAAGCATGGCGATGTGAAGCTGGATTTCGATAAGATGTACAAAGGCTGGATGACCTACACATGGAACGGTTACAGGTTTACTAGCGCAGACAGTGTAGGTAATAACTATCGTACAGAATGGCTGCCCATAATGCAAGTAAGTGATGTAGAGTGGGACTCAATTAAAGTTCTATACTAAAGGAATCCTAATCATGCCAAATAACAAAGATACCGGACGCGAAAGCATCCACAAACTTATCCTGCTCATGCGCATTGCCAAATGCTGCCAACAAAACAACGTGGCGCGAAGCATTGTAAACTTGTGCAGTATTAATGGCCTGAATCCTGCGCCATTTCATAACTTTATTCAAGGCAGTACGGACATTAACATAGTAAGCCAGCCTTGCGAACAAGAATTTGACCGGCTGCTTTATGACTGGTTTGACGGGGCGGACTGGCCGAAGTATTATAACTTTGACCCTGAGATAATTTCCGCACTGTCGCGCATCATGGGAAGTCCGGGAGTTACAGCAAGGCTTTCTTTGCTAGGCAAACATGTGTGCGAACGCATGGGCATTAGTTTCATTGAGCCACAGCAGGCGGATTTATTTTAAGACAGGTCGCGGGAGGCGCTTTAGCGCCGACACGCGGGGAACAAGTAACAGAAGCTAGGAATAAGGTACTTAAATCATGAGTAAATTTAAGCAGCGCCGAAAAAGAGTGCGAGATTTAGGGTGGGGTATAGTAAAAAGTCACGGATATTATTGGATATTCCATGATACGTGGCACCCCTTAGCAGCGTGGGAAAGAGCAGAAACTTTGCGTGAAGCTGTGAATAAAGTCTGGCAGTGGGAATGCAGGAAAAAGTTAAAAGCTAATCTGTCAATTATTCTTAGTGGAAAGGATTAATTAAATCATGCACGTTGAACTCACAACTAAGGATATTATAGAGGGGCTGGGGTTTGAACTTGTAGAGTGGGATTGGGAAAAGCGGGAAGCTAATGATAACGATTCTGGCTTTGACCTTGTCCACAAAGATACGCGCAAAGTAGTATTCTCTATCAGGCACTATGAGGAGTATCGTGCATGGCAAATTATTACTGAGCGCGTTGACCAGCTTGCAATGAATTTCTTTCTTAGCAATTTTGAAAGCGATCCGCTAATTCTTTAACATAGTTTCAAGAGGAAATCAAATCATGAATCACGTATCAGTAACCCTCAGGAATAACCAAGTCCATAACTTTCAAGTAGCGGGGGAGTGGGTAAAGTTGGATACCCGCTGGGACGCCAGATTTATCACAGTAGTTCACACGCGCGAAGACGGCCTGAAAAACGTTGTAAAATTTGCCATTGATGAAGTAGTGGTAATTTCCAGTTCTGAGATCTAACTAACCTTCCCAAAGCCTTCCCATCTTCCAGCGCATTCTAGGAATACCCCTAGCGTGCGTTGCTGGATGTGTGGTAACATCGTAAATTCATACCCTAACTTCCGAAAGGAATACTCATGGCAACTAGCCCGCTACTTGCTAAGATACAGTCCCGCCTAAACGCTGCTAAGGAACTTGCAGAAGCTGCGCAAAAAGAAACTGGCCTACCTGCTGCACCGGCTAAGGACAAAGAAACTGCTACGCGCGCAAATGTTAATTCATCCAGCGGCGCAAGTAACTTATTGCAGCGACTGAATAACCTTAACCGCAAAGCAATCCAAGCCAAAGAAGATACTTTCGTAATGCCTGGCAAAGTAGTGACAGGTATTAGCGAAGTTATCAAACAGATGGGCGATCGCCAGTCTATTGGTATGGACGGTAAGATCATTGAGCTTAACGATCAGCAATACGACGTGTGCCAGATCGTAGCTAGTGGTGAGAACGTAGTAGTAATCGGCCCTGCCGGCTCTGGTAAATCTACAACTCAGCGCGCCGCTGCTTTGCGTTTGATGAATTCCGGCCGAGTGCCTGTTATTAAAAGTACGCTTGGACATAAGTGGCTAACTGCTAACCGTCCTGGAATTATCGTATGTTCCTACACGCGACGAGCAGTTAATAACATTCGCAAAATCCTGCCAGCTGATCTGCAAGCTAACTGCATGACTATTCACCGCTTGCTAGAATTCATGCCGACGGATGTGGAATCTGACGAACTGGATAGCAAAGGCAATGTAAAATCCAGCCGCCTATTCCTGCCACACCGTACCCGCGTTAATCCTTTGAGCAGTGATATTCATACTATCATTATCGAGGAAGCTGGTATGGTAAGCGTGGAACTGCACCAGATGTTAATGGATGCGCTGCCGCACAAAGTACAGTTCGTTTACCTTGGCGATATTTATCAGCTGCCTCCGCCAATGGGTAGCGCAATCCTTGGCTATAAGATGAACGAGCATCGCGTAGTTTCTCTTGATCGCGTATACCGTACTGGTCAAGACTCACCAATTCTGGAACTGGCTCACCGTATTAAAGATGGGCGCTTTATCAAAGCTGTTCCTATGAAGGATAGAACTTCCGTAAATCCTCGTTACCCTGTGTTGGATAAGTTTGCAGAAGATACTAACGGCATCGTAACTATCCGACCTTGGCGCCGCCGTCTTGATCCACGCACAGTTAACGTAGCGATCAAGAATGAAATCGTTAAGTACATGGCGGATGGTACTTACGATCCAGAGCAAGATGTTATCCTCTGCCCGTATGAAAAGGAGCTTTCCGATTCTACGAAAGAGGAACTTGTTAGTACCATTAATATTAACAAGCAGATCGCTAACCATCTAGGCAAACAACGCGGTGCGGAAGTAGTTGAGATTATTGCTGGCCAGAACAAGCAATACTTTGCTGCCGGTGACAAGGTAATGTTCGATAAGATGGATATGGAAATCGTATCTATCGAACGTAACGTAAAGTATCTTGGCCAGAATGTTCGAGCACCTAGTAAAGACCTTGATCGCTGGGGACACGTAACTGGCGGCGCAAAGCTGGATTACGATATGGTTGACGAGGCCGACCAAGTTCGTGCGCTGGCTAGTATCGAAGATATTTTCGACATGGATATCGACGATATTAGTAACCAAGCTAGCCACGTTATTAAGATGCGGCACCTTAGCCTTGACGTAGAATCCGGCGAGGAGAAAGATCTTATAGAGATTTCCAAAACTGGTGATGTAAATAACCTGCTGTTCGGTTACGCACTTACAGTTTACAAATCGCAGGGCTCGGAATGGCGCAACGTTATTATCGTATTGCACCACACCCACGCACGGCATACCAGTAACGAAATGCTTTACACCGCAGTAACCCGTGCGAAGAACAAGCTTATCGTATTCTGCGAACCGGAAACTTTTGAGAACGGGATTAAAAACCGTGTTATCAAAGGCAAAACTTTGCAGGAGAAGGCAGAGTTCTTTAAAGATAAGAAGTCCCGCGCTGCTGCAAGCAGTGGCCTAGGCGGCTTGAAAAAGTTTGTTGAGCGTAAGATAGCTCAGGACATGGAGAAAGGAGAAGCCGCAGCAGACTTTCTTTCGGAGGAAGTATAAGATAGTTTCTTATCTGGGGAGGGGGGTTGACACGGTTCGACCCCTCATGTATAGTGTTATCACTTTCAGCGTGAAAGCAAACCGAATTTTTCCCCGTAGCAATTAGCTACTAACTAAGTCGAAAAGGACTCACAGCATGACTACCGAAAACAACGGCGTTCAAGAAGTTAAAGTAAACCCGATCGCTACCGGCGAAATCACCAACTCCAAACTGACTGCTGAAGAAGTTACCGCAGTTCTGGGCGAAGTTCCTGCTGGCTACTCCCGCCAAGAAACTCACGTGAACTTCAAGAAACGTTCGCTGCAAGATAGCGAAGGTAACGCTATCCCGAACAGCGAGTTCAAACCTGACCGCGTGAAAGTTTTCTTCAACGTTCCGACGCTGGAAAAACTGTTCGAGATCGCCACTACTGACAGCAAAGTTGGCGAAATGATTCTGGCGCTGGTCGGCGATAAGATCGCCGCACCGCTGCGTTCGCAGATCGAAGAGCTGTATGAAGATGGTACTCCTGCACTGCTGGAAAATCTGGACTTCTCCAACGTAACTGTGGAACAAGCCGCTCTGGACTTCGCTGCTACTGGCCGTGAATCTCTGACCGACGAGCAAGTAGATGCTGCGCTGCGCGATTTCGCTGCGTGGAACATCGAGCAAGGCCGCGAACAGAAGAAAGTAGAAGCTACCGTCAACGTAATCAAAGGCAAGTTTGCCAAGATTCGCACCAACAAGCCGATGCTGGAACGTGTCGGCACCGTGCTGGTAGACTGGGCGAAATCTGCCGAAGGCGTGCAAGAAACTCACAGCATGTTCCTGACTCGCACCGGCGCGCTGCTGGAAAAACTGCTGAAAGCAGAAGAGAAAGATCTGTCGGCAGACATTCTGTAATAAATCTAGCTGCGCTGTGGTGGGCAGCGTAGTTAGTAAGGCGGGAGCCAGCGTAAAAAAACTGGTTCCCGTTTTCTTTCGCCATTTTTAAGTAAGCAAGCTACGGAAGTTTACTTACTTAAAGACTGCGGAGAATAAGTATGAATTGGCAGCAACTGTTCTTAACTCTGCTCGACGGTGAGAAAGTTACGGTGCGATTTGAAAGCGATTCGCAGCGTAATACTTGCCGAACGTATCTTTCAAAGATACGGAGAGATAGTAAAGACCTCATGACCTTAATGGACATGGACGAAACTAAACTGGAAATGAAGAAGCTAGATAACAATGGCAAGTATTCGCTACAGTTTGTTCCGCAAGAAGTTCGCAAAGTTCCTTTCCAAATCATAGGGGAGGAGAGCGATGGATGATTACGGCAAGGTTTGGATAAAGCTCCGAGATTCCAGCGACGGAGTTATCAAAGTGTTACTCCCGGATATAGCTAGCGAAGTTAAATACTTCAAGTCACGGATAGTTATCCGGCGCCGCAAAGACACAGTTCTTCCTCTGGACTTGCACAATAACTACAAGCTGGAATTTATCCTGCACCCTAGGCCGAATCCAGATAAGCCGCAAGTAATTCTTGAGATTCGCTTGCGAAAGTTTCCTGTAATAACTAGAGGTGATTTGTTATGAGTGGTATCTTGGCAAAAATTGCCGCGTTAAAGAATGCGCAAACTGCCGCAGTGCCTAAAGCGGTGGCCGCCGCCGAAGCAATTACTGCGCAACCTGCCCCTGCCGAAACTACGCCGGCCAAACCTGAGCAAACTTCCGCACCAGCTACATCATTGCCACAAATTAAAAGCATCGTTCAACAAGCCGATGCTGGCGATGACTTGCTGAAAGATGTTATCGCAACTGCTCGCGGCGTAGTGAACACAGCAGATGTTCTGGAAGTAGCACACGCGGAAGTTAAAGATACGCTAAGTAAGATTAGCGAAATGCTTGGCAACAATCACCCGTTGCTGCCAAATGCTATTTCCAAAGTTCACCGCATCATCAAACAGCACGAAGCGTTGACTTGGGAACTTTCTATGGAAGACGTTGGTTTGATTTCTCGCGGTATGCAAGAGGCTAGCAAAGTAGTTCTTGCAGAGAAAGCTACTAAATCCCGTGGCAAGAAAGGCCCGATCACTGAGGATGATTTGCTATGAGTGAGCAAGTTACTATTCAGTGGTATGATAGTCCAAAGCTTAAGCGTCGTTCGCACAGTTCTTTTCAGAGCGCGTGCGCACGGCGTTCCTTGCTTACTGCACTAACCGGAAACCGTGAAGAAGGTACTGTTCATACGGAATTCGGTTCCGCCTATGGCGAAGGTGCCCAAGCGTTGATGCAAGGTAAAACTATCGACGAAGCTTTGTGGGCAGCTTTCCTTGCGTGGGATGGCAGCATTGATGAGCTGCAAGACAAGCGTAGCAGGAAAAGTTTCTGGGAAGTTATCGACGCGATTCAGCGGTTCCAAGTTTTCTGGCAAGTAGTTGGCGAACCTGAATACGAATTGCTGTACTTTACAGATCAGCACGGAAACCAAGTTCCGGCAGTAGAGCTTTCTTTCCGGTTGGACTTTGCCGATGGTTATTACTTTATCGGATATGTCGATGCTGTATTGCGCAGCAAGCTTACTGGCGAACTGGTTGTTCTGGAACTTAAAACAACAAGTGACCAGAATGTTCCCGAGGCTAAGTACAAGAACAGTAATCAAGCTCTGGGTTACGGCATTGTTCTTGATTACTTTGCTGAGCTTATTGGCGCAGAGGGCAGTAGCTACACTGTGCTGTACTTAGTATACGGAACTAAGGAACAAGCGTTCAGTATCTTTCCGTTTGCTAAGAACGCAGTTGACCGCGCAGACTGGCTGCGAGATACTGTGACTAAGTTCACATTCTGGGATTATTATATCCAGCAGCGTCACTTCCCTAAGAACGGCGATGCGTGCTTTAGTTTTAACAGAGTGTGTAACTTCTTTGGCCTGTGTGATGATGACCCGCAGTTCCTTGCTGGACAAGATCAGCTCAAAGGTTTCGGACGTGATGAAGAGAATGCGTATCATATCCGAATCAGTTACGAAGAACTTGTAGCACGGCAAAAGAAAGTTCTCGAATCTGCAAAATATGGCGGCCTATAGCTTCCTTAACTAAGCCTCGAATGCGGGGCTTACTTCAGTAAGTTATTTGGAAAGTGTTATGATTAATACGTCATCGGAACTTTTGAAAGATTGGCCAGCAGTATTTGTGGCTAGGCTTATAAAAGAATTCTGCGTTGATAACGTCCAGCGCGGACAGTATTGCGATGAGCGTGAAATGCTAACCGCCATGGCGAAACATTGCAAACTAGGCGAGCATCACCAGCGTACATACTCTGCACGGGAAATCATCGCAGTGCATTCCGCTGTGAGCAACGTACTTAATCATAACATTGCCCTGCCGGTTAAAGAGTACCTTATAGAGGAGATATGCAATGGCAAGGCTGAATAAGATTCAGCGCCAATCAACGGAACGAATACTTCTTTTCGGTGTACCCGGCGTTGGTAAAACTCACGCGATTGGCGAGCTTGCAGAAGCTGGCTACAACGTGTATTATTTTGACTTCGAGAACGGCAAGAAAACTCTGTTCAGTTTGCCGAACGAAGCGCAAGCTAATATCGAATACTTCCGCGTACCAGATACTGCGCACGTTCCCAAGGCTGCCAAGTTCATGATGGCTATGGCAAAGCTTAATGGTAAGATTCGTTTCTGTGAAACTCACGGAGATATTAACTGCCTAGTTTGCAAGAACAAGGGCGGGGAGTATAACGAATTTGACATGGCTTCGCTTGGCAGTAATGACGTAGTTGTGTTTGAATCCCTTACGAAAATTTCCTTGAGCGTAATGAATACCTTGCTCAAGGAAAGTAATCGTGAGCCGGATTCCAAACCGACTTGGGATGACTACGGGCGGCAGGGCTTGATCGTAGAAAGTATCCTCGCTTTCTTCGAGCAGTGCAACACGAACGTAGTATTTACTTCTCACCCAATGGATGTAATGAAGGATGAGAAGTACGAATGCACTGCGCCGATTGCTGGTACTTCCGCACGTAGCGCAAACATCAGCAAGTTCTTCGATCACGTAATCCTGTTACGGATGGAAGGTGTCCGCCGTGTTATGTATAGCAAGCCGGAACGCTTGCCAAAGTATCGCGTTAAGACCCGTTACAATATTGACCTTACCGCATTGCCGCAGCCAAGCTTGTTGCCTTTGTTCCGCTTTGTAATGGAAAGTGATAACGATCCTGAACGTAAGCAAGAAGCAGTTTATTCTGCACCGTCACCGGCAGCACCAGTAACAGCAGCAACGGTACCTGATAAACCAGCAACGCCTAGCTTGGCAACTGCTGGCCAAGGGAAGATTACTCTCAGTAGTTTGAAATCACTAGGGAAGAAATCATAATGGACGAAACTTGGAATGACGTCTGCTGGCGTGTACTTGGTACACTGGTTGAAAGTGGTCAGAAAGTTGGCGAACCTACCACACCGATCTTCGTACTGCTCGGCCCGAAAGGTGCAGGGAAATCTTTCCTTGCTAAAGGTATCGAAGGTGCAGATGTTGTACCCTTTAACTGGTACTTTGGCAGCGTAGCTCGCGGTATGATTCCTTACGAACTCCAAAAGTTGGATGGCTTTGTAAACGTAACGGAAAAAGAATCCGCACTGTTCCCTGCTATGCAAGCCATCGGCACCTATCGCGATCTGCTGATTAACATCGGTGATGCTATGGAAACCATGAAAGGTTTCGTGCAGCTGATGTATTACATGAAGCTGACGGCAAGTGTGCGGGCAGGTAACATTATCATCAACGACAGCGTACGTCGCGATTGGGAAGTTAACTTCTTCATGCTGCTTGCAGTACATGGCTGGCCTGTACACTTCGTGGAAATTGCAGGTCGCGGTGAATACAGCGATGAGCACAAGACAGAGAAAAACTACGTGAATTATCTGAATACCCGTGGCTGGCCAGTGGCAGTATTTGACAACGCGCCGCACAAGTGGGCTGACGGTGCTAAGTTCAAACAGTTCCTGCAAAACTTGGCACCGCTCTAAGCTAGGCTTTATCACTTCTTTTCAACTGGTCTGACAGTACCGTAGAACTGTTAACTGCAACACCAACTTCATACACAAGGAAACTGTACCATGGCAAAATTCGTAGAACAAAATGACATCATGAACGAACTGTCCCTGCTCGATCTGGCTGACATGCCGGAACGTCCTACGCTGCCGACTGGTAGCTACGCAGGTACCTGGGTTGACATTACTACCAAGATGCGCGAAGCCGAAGGCGACAAGCCTGAAATGCTGGTAGCAGTTATCAAACTGCAATTCGGTGGCGCAGTAGAACTGTCCAAACCGGAAGAAGCCGAAGAGCTGGAGCGTATCAAAGACGGTGCCGAGATCGAGTACAACTTCTTCCTGAACAACGAGTACGGTCAAGGCTCGCTGAAGAAAGTTCTGCAATCTGTGGCCGCTGAACTGGAACTGCCGGCTGATGCTAAGTTCGCGCAAATCCGCGAAGCCATGCAAGATCGTCCGGTTACTTTCCAAGTTTCCCGCCGTCCTGCCAAGAATCCTACCGAATCCATCAAGTGGGATATCAACTTGGTATCCGTTACCACTGCTTCCCCGACGGAAGTTGCTGCCGGCTAACCTAAAACTTAGCTAGCAATATGGAAGCCTCTTACGCTGCTAAGTGTAGGAGGCTTTTTTCGTATTGACGCTAGGAGAAAGCGATGATGGAAAACATACTGATAGTGCATGATAAATCCGAGAACGGATTCGTGCCACAGTTGCGTTCGATGCTTCACGGATTCAATCCCAAAGTAAGTTCAACCGAACTGGTTACGCTCACTAACCTTGATCTGTCCTGCCAACGTGGTAACATCAAGAAAGTTATCACTACGCAGCCGCACCTTATTTGCAAACTTGCCTCACACTTTGGCGACCCTGAACCGAAACCTAGTAACTATGAAGGCAGTTTGTTTCATTACGCTGGACTAGAAATCCTGTGCCTTCCAGCACTTCGTCAGATTCATACCAAGTCTTATGGCCGCTTCCTTATTCAGCGTTACATCAGCAAACTTACCAAGCCGCACATCTGGCCGAAGCAAACTAAGTTTAGCTTCAAGGAAGTTCACAGCGAGGATGATTGTCAGCGCATGGTGGATGATCTTCTAGCCAGTGACATTCTAGTCATTGACGTGGAGAACGATTACCAAACTAATTGCGAGAAGTTTGTACCGCCAGAGATAGTTCCTAAGCTTATCAACGGCACCGCACAGTTGATTACGGAAATCGGTTTCACCGGCATGTACTTCAACGAGGAAACCAAGCTTTACGATACTAGAACTTACACGGTAAAACTTTGGCCGCAGAACTTTGAAGCCAAGTACAAAGCCTGCAAGGTACTGGTAGAGAGCCCCATCCCCAAGTGCCTGCAAAACGGTAAGACCGATATTATCAAAATGATTCGTATCGGTATGGTAACTGAAAACTACCGCTGGGATACACTAAACCTGATGCACTGCATGTATTCCGAACTGCCAAAGTCTCTGGACTTCTTGATGGCTTTCGGTATCCGTGACATGCGTTACTGGAAATGGATGGGCAAAAGCGCTGACCCACAAGATCAGGCAGAATATAACGCGATAGATACGTGGGCAACTGCCAACGCACTTATCGCACTGATTCACGAAATAAATACCCACTGCCCATGGGCTATTAAAAACTACCTAATAGAATTCCCTGTAGTATTTCCTTCACTGATGATGGAAATGCAGGGCATTCCTGCTAACATGGAACGCGTCCAAGCCGCATATGATGAGCGTATTGCATTGGCGGAAAAGATGCGCACCGAGCTGGAAATAATGGTAGGCGTTAAGGGCTTTAACCCTAACAGTCCTAAGCAAGTAGTAACATTGCTTCACGCATTTGGCTACAAAGACGAGAAGAGTTCCGATGAGAAAACACTGGATAAGTTACGCAATCGTAATCCCATTCTTGGTCGTATCATTAGCCACATCCTTGACATTCGTAGCATTGTCAAAGAGGCTAGCACATACCTGCACCCAAGTAAATTTTACAATGGGAAATTTTACGCCAGCTTCAATCCGCACGGTACAGATACTGGCCGTCTAGCAAGTACGGAACATGCGTTCAACGTCGGCGGTAATATGCAAAACATTCCAGCTGGCAAGTCCCATGATTCCTTACAATACTCCGTCAAAGATTGCTACGAACTTCCAGACGGCTGGGCATTTGCAGAGTGCGATTACGCACAAGCAGAATCCCGCGACACTGCTTATATCACCGGCGATACTGGCTACATTAAGGCCGTTGACGAAAGTCCTGATTTCCACAGCGCAAATACCAGCGCCTTTTTTGGCGTTCCGTTTGACGAAATCTACGACGTCGCTAATAAGAAAACGCTTAATAAAACTTTGCGTGATCTTGGCAAGCGTGTTAACCACGGTGCGAACTATAACATGGGCGCTTGGATGATGATGGTTTCCATGGGGGAGAAACGTGTAGCAGAGGCACAGCGATTGCTGAAACTTCCAGCAACGTGGAGCTTGCAGAATGTATGCGAACATCTGCTTAAGCAATTCGACAAAGCATACCCTGTGATTCGTGGCGATTTCCAATGCTGGATTAAGGCCAAAGTTTCCGTAGATAAAAAGCTTACCAACCCGCTGGGCTGGACTCGCTATTGTTTCGGAAACCCAAGCCAAGATAAGCTAGCACTGAATGCTTACGTTGCACAGCTGCCGCAAAGCCTTAACGCCAGTACGCTGAACACTGCAATCATGAATGTGTTCTGGAACGTGGTTATGCCTTACGGCGCCTATGTTCGAATCTTCGCACAGATTCACGACTCCATTCTGATGGCTTACAAGCTGCTGGAAAAAGATATTACACACGAAGGTGAAACACTGCCAAGTGCAGAAAAGCAACCTGACTTCTTCCCTAACCTTGTCGTTAACCAAATGCAGTTCCCAATTCCAGTAACTGACATTCGCGGCATTAAGCGAATCCTGGAAGTTCCTGCTGATTGTAAGTTTGGCGAGCGTACTTGGGGAGGTATTAAAGGATAACAAGCCATGACAAAAAAGCGCATTATTATTTATGGCAAATCGTACCGCCGACTAAACGATCTAAAACTTGCAACCAGTCTGGCAGCCCTTCTAGGGCTAGGGAAACTTCCTGTACTTGCTACTGATGAGAATATACTGAACTGTCTACGGGGCTCACGCTACGCTGTAGTTTTTATTACAGACGACGCAGTACCGCATCCAGAAGCAAGAGCAGCTATAGACTACAGCTACGCAACTCCAGTAGCCCTTCGGGAAAATTTCCCTACAAAAGACTTACAGCATGCCTACAGTTTCCAGACACGAACTAACAAAAATCTTTCCGTAGACGAGTTGATCGAGCTGATAAATGCACCGAGCTGAACCCTTCTACCGACAGGGGCGCGCCAAAGCCGCAACACTTGAAGGCTCCAAAGTAAAGGCCGCAGCGAACGAGCGTAGCGAGTGAGCGCAGAGCGCAGCGTGCCTTTACCTTTGGAAGCAAGTGTTGCTAGGCTCGGCCGCCACTTGGCGGAGAAGTTCAGCGAGGTTAGGAGAATAATTAATGGCTTCAGTACTTGAGAATTTTGAGGCGGATTACCTGTTCGAGTACTATCTTAAGTACCGCGAAGAAACAGAAGCTCCGCAAGTCTTTCACCGTTGGGCGCTTGTCGGCGCTATCGGTGCATTGCTTGGACGGGAATTTTATCTTCCGTTCCTTGACAATGCCTTGCTGCCTAATCACTATATCATGTTCCTAGGGACTCCAGGCACTCGCAAATCTTCCGCTATCAAAGGCGTTAAGTCCTTTATGATCGGTGCGGGTTTCGAGAACTTTGCTGCTGAACGTACATCTAAGGAAAAGTTCCTGATGGACTTGGCGGGGGAGAATGATATTGATGATACCAAAGGGCCGGAAAGTCAGATCGACCAAATGATCGGCACAGAGGAAAAACTTCCTGCGTGCGTAGGGGTATGGGCAGATGAGTTCAATGACTTCGTGGGTCTTGGGAATATGGAGTTTCTTTCTATTCTTAGCTCACTGTGGGATTATCATGGCGTGTACAAACAGCGGCTTAAGAACAGCAAGAGCATTGAAATTCAAAATCCGACTGTTAACATTCTTGCCGGCAATACTCCCGTGGGTTTTAGCCTAGCCTTTCCACCAGAAAGTAACGGGCAAGGTGTACTGTCCCGTATGCTACTGATTCACGGAACTGATACAGGCAGAAAGATTGCCTTCCCTACGCCGCCTGATCTTAACGACACTACTCTGATTCAGACAGCTTTACAAGTTCTGAAAGTTCGCTGCATTGGTCAGTGCCCCATAACCCAAGATGCACAAGCGCTGCTTAAGGATATTTACGAAACGTGGACTCCGTTGCTTGACCCGCGCTTTGCAAACTACGGTACGCGCCGATTTACGCACTTGCTGAAACTGTGCTTAGTAACAGTGGCTGCGAGAGTGTGCATTGACTTTGAGAGCAAGCAAGAAGTATCATTGCAGGTGAAGGATGTAATCTACGCCAACTCCATGCTTACCGCAATTGAGCATGACATGCCTTTGGCGCTTGGCGAATACGGCGCAAGTAAGCAATCCAAAATTGCTCAAACAATTATGGAAGGTATGCGTCGCGACCCTACTGTGCCACTTACTATGAAAGCTATGCTTTCCTTAGTTCGCCGTGACATTGAGAAACCAAGCGACCTTAGCAATGTACTTGCAAGCATGTTGCGTATCGGGCAGATTCAAGAAGTATCTTTCGGCGGTGATAACAAGAAGCAGGGTTACATGATTGTAAACAAACAGCGAGTTATGAAGAAGGAAGGTAAGTTCGATCTTAGCCTACTGGCTGAATTTAAATAAGGAGCGTATGTGTGGCGACTGTACGTGTTTTTTGTTCTATTCGTAGCGGGACTTGTCCTGATACTTTCTACTAACTGGAGCATCCTATGGCAAGACTTTACACAAGCTTTACGAAATCGAAGGAAGCGGAAGGGGCGCTAAAGTTACTGGCCTCTGGAGGTTATATGGTAATGCGGCCAAAGTCACTTGGCGCAGAAAACGCTGGTTCGCGTGGCGAGTATTTACTTTCGGTGGATACTCAATTAGGCTACGTGGGACTGGCTGAACGGCTGGTTTACAAAGGTGCAGTATTTGTTTATTCCACTGGCGAACTTTGTACTCGCGCACTGGAAGAACTCAACAAAGGAGATTTAAAATGACTGTAGCTATGATGGTAGATTGGGAAACTTTGGACAGCAAGTCAACCGCTGCTGTGCGTTCTGTAGGCTGGGCTATCTTTTGCTACGATACTAAGCAGATTCTTAGTACCGGTTATATCGACGGCATTAACATAGATGCTCAACTGAAACTTGGTCGCACTGTTTCTTGGAGCACGTTGTGCTGGTGGATGGCTCAAGGCGAAGAAGCCCAAAAAGCTATGTTTACGGAAGGATTTAAAGAAGGTTTTCAAGGCGTAGTAATGGCTCTTGGTGCCGAGTTTCAGGGGCATGAGTGCACAGAAATCTGGGGTAACGGTACTGATTTCGATACTCAGATTACTGCAGGCTTGCTTGAGCTTATTAATCTTCAGCCATTCTGGAACTTCCGCAAGCAACGCTGCTATCGTGAATTCATGACCGGCAAACAAAAAATCCACAAGCCCGAAATTTCTCATCACGCAATGCACGATGCTATTGCACAGGCTAAAAACGTACTGGAGTATATCTGATGGCTTTACTCATCTATTTGGCAATTTTCATTTGCGTAGGCTTGGCGTATAAAGCACTTCGCAATTTAGAGAAACTAGCAGGTAAGCCTGTACGCTGGGCCAGGACTATTTGGTATGCCACGGCAGGGACAGCAGTAGCCTCTACTATTTTCCCCTTTTTGTTCTAAGGAACCCAAACAATGAACTTCGAACAATTCAAAGCCAATGTAATTCAGTGGGCTACTGACCGCAACTTTTTTGCTAAGAATGGCGCCACCCTTTCGGGCCAAATCAAGAAAGGTATTTCCGAGTGCGGGGAGCTGGCTGATAACCTTGCTAAAGGCCGTAACATTCTGGATGATATTGGCGATAACTGCGTAGTAGCAATTAACGTGGCTACACTGATTGATCCGAGCTGGGAACTGGCGGTTACTTATAAGCCGCAGGGTATAGACAAGAGCACCTCTGACGAGATTCTTAGTGATTTAACTGCAGAATGGGCAGGATTACTCATGAGTAAGACTTGCTTTTATTGTGAATGCATCCTAAATCTCTGCTCCGAAATGGCAGAAGCCCACGGCCTGAACATCGAAGATTGCTACGAAAAAGCATGGAACGACATTAAAGACCGCAAGGGCATCATGCGCAACGGTACTTTCATCAAGCAAGCTGATCTGGACAAGGAGGCACAGAA